ACAGATGTGCCCGCGCTGTCGGTGTTGCGAACAACTCTGGCATGAGTGCGAAGAGTGCGGCGGAGATGGATGGGTGGAGAGCGACGATTGGCAGGATTTTGACGAGGAGATACCTTGTTCAACCTGTCGGACTGCTGGCGGTTGGCTCTTGTGTGGTGGACACTGTGATGAGGCAGGCCAACATCCGAAACAGAAATTGTGTGATGGGTGCAAGGGAACAAGCCATGAGCTATGACGAATTGCCAGTTCTTCGCTGCCGCTGCGGACATCGGGTCGAGCAGCATCGGTATGCGGAAACACGTGACGGCGAACCTTATGCTGGCAAGTGCGCGGTGAAGAAGTGCGAGTGTTTCAGGTTTATTTCTAACAAGGTGAAACCATGCCTAGTCTGACCTGGACCCGCGAGCAGTATGAGAAACAACGGATGATGGACCGTAGAGAGGAATTCCTGGCCGCGATCCAGCCACTTATCGCTTGGAAGTTGCGGATTATGAACTCGACTCTGCCTCGGATAATCCTTTCAGGGGATGGCCCTGCGCAATATGAATGGCCGCCAGAGGTCCAAGAGCAGTGGGCGAAGATTGACGAGAGCATTGAGCAGATCAAGGAGATGATGGAAAGGAGGCTGCACACACAATGGATCGGCTAGTCTGGACCCGCGAGCGACCGAGAGAGCCGGGACTGTATTTGTGGGGCCGCGCATGCGTAGGGTGGACGCGGTTCATGAATCATGAACAGGGCAGATGAGTGAACGGCCTGGAGGGTGAGCGGCCCTTGACAACTTCCATCTAGCATGAGAGGATGGAGAAAGTGGAGGTGGGGCATGTGCAGTTTGTGTGGGGAATGGTTCAGGGACTTGCGATGGGTCGAGTCGATTGGGTATTGGCTCTGCGAGTCGTGTGCAGCGATGGCGAGGCGGGAGGAATGCGAGGATGAGGCGGTCTGCTGTGCGACGGAGGGATGGCGATGAGTGACGAATATGACATCATCGAGGGCATGGCTCGAATCCTGTATGAGATCGACCGGATGCCAGCCTACCATCGGGAGCATTTGATTCATCTCATGCCTGAGTCGAGACTGCTGAGGGAGCAAGCGGATCAATGGGCAAAACGGAGAGGGGCACCATTCTCACAACCCATACGCTAAGGAGGCCACGATGGAACGCTGCCCACGGTGCGGGGGTTTGTTGGTGGAGGAGCTATTCGAGGACGCGAGGGGGTCCGATATCGTGCAGCGCCGGAGTGGATGTCGATGTGTGAATTGTGGATACTGTGGATTCGATGATGAGCAACCCCAGTATCGCACCGTGAAGTTGTTCGTCCCCCAGCAGTATGTGTCGAGGTTGGCTGAGAGGAGTTTTGTGAAATGAAGAAGGCGAAGGTGGCGAAGTTCGAGACGATGATTTATCAATCGAGGACGTTCAGGAAAGATCTCCACGCTCGCGTGTGTGTGCTCGCGGCGATGCGGAGGAAGCGGACGGGGAAAAGGGTAACGGTCGAGGCGATGTTGAATGAGGTCGTCGCGAAGGGTCTGATTAAGCTAGAGTGTGATGAGGCTATCGTTACGGCTAACCTGGAGGGTTGATGAGGCCGACGCATTGGGGTGGAGTGGGATTGGGGTCAGACGGCATCTTTCGAGTGGATGCCAGCGCGCTGAGAGCCTGGATGTCATGCTCGACGCAGGCGTGGCTGAGGTATGCGCGAGGGCTGACGACGAAGGGGGAGAAGGCGGCGTTGCTAGCGGGGACGGCAGGGCATGCGGCATTGGAGGCGTACTTTCGATCCGATGGGGATGCCAAGGCCGGGAGAGCAGCATTCGATGAGGTATACAAGGCGTGGGCGACTCAGAATGTGGCGGGCGACGATCGGCTAGCTCACCAAAATGTCAGCATCATCATGCGACGGTGGTTTGAGGCCCACGAGCGGAAGGGTGGGGGGAAGTACGCGAATCTGCCCTGGACGGTCGTGCCGGAGTACGTCGAGGTGCCGTTTGAGTTGGAGCTAGCTGAGGGGATTCACCTCATCGGGAAAATCGACTTGCTTCCACAGTATAATAATGGGTTTGTGGTGGTGGAGACGAAGACGACAGGGAGCATCAATTCGTGGTGGACAGCGCAATGGAAGCTCGCGGCACAGTTGACAACGTATCTCTGGGCAGCGAGGCAATGCATACAGGAGCGTGTGCTGGGCGTCTTCGTCAATGCCATTGAGTTTGGGAAGATCCCGAGCGACCCATCGAGGCGGTGTAAGACGCATGGGAAGAAGTACGCGGAGTGTGGGGAGTTGCATGCGAAGTGGGAGGTGCTCGGGCTCTATGAGCGCCCTGGGAGGATGATTGAGGAGTGGCATCAAGAGGCCGTGCAGGCTGCGACGAAGATGCGAGCGGTGTTTGAGGAGGCGGACTCGATCGAGGACGTGCAGCGTCTCTCGCAGGAGGGAATGTTCAACGGGTCCTGTCGGGGGTGCGAGTATGCAGAGGGGGTGTGCGATCTTGGGAGACAGCCGCATATGATCGAGGCGAACTTGGTCGAGGAGTGGTGGAATCCATTGTAGGCATAGGAGGGAGAGATGGCGAAGGCGATTGTGAGGAGTGGGGCAGCGCAAGCATTGGCGGTGAAATCGGTGGGAGATGCGGGGACGGTGACTGGGGAGAAGCCTGTATTCGATCCTACCGTACCTATCCCAATTACCCACTCGGCGATCTATGGTGACTCTGGAACAGGGAAATCGACGATGGCGGCGACGTGGCCGAAGGTGCCAGGAAAGCCGATGCTGGTTCTGGCATTCGATCCCCCCGATAAAATGTCGCCCTATCTAGAGCAAGGGACAGACGTGGTAAGGCTGGAGGAGGAGTACTACGCTCAGCTTGGGATCAAGGCCGACTCAGTACTAAACGAGCACGGCGAGGAGATCGTCCGGGTGGAGTACTACATGGACCCAGATCCTTATGTCCCTCGTGCAATGGACCAGATCGAGAGTCGGCTAGCTGGGTTCGAGGATGAGGCCCAGAATTGGTCTACAGTCGTGGCAGACTCGATGACGTTCTATCAGTACGCTGGAGTTCGTCGGGCGCAGAGTCGCCTCGGGTTCCCTGCTACAGACCCCTCACAGATCTTTAAGCCTGGGAGCGGATGGGATGGCCGCCAGCCGTTTAACATCGCGAAGATGGATGTGGAGCGACTGCTCATGTCTGGGATGATGTGGTGGGGCACGAACACCGTGGCGATATTTCACACCTCTGAGTCTAGCGATAAAGAGGACTTCGGTGGGGAGGCGGTGAGGGGGCTCCTCACGATCGGGAAGCTACAGAAAAATCTTCCTGCCGGGTTCTCGGAGATTTACCGACTCTACGTCACACGCGGGTCGTCGGGGCATATACACAAGGCCCAAACTCGGCACGATGGACTGTGGGCCGCGACGAGTATTGTTGCGAAGGCTGCCAACCCCTGTGAGCCGACGTTTGAGGGGATCTGGGCTGGGTATACACAGAGGAAATCCAAGAAAGCGTAACAGCGTGGAGCCCTCTGCCCTCCGTGGCATACCTCGAATGTGCGGGGTCTACGGTCTGGGGGAAGGGGTGGGGGGCTCCTTTTTCCGGTGGGGCTGCGTCGATGGAGATGTAGCCTCACCATATTCCAAGGAGGTTTGAGATGGGTAGGATTTTACCGGCAGTGATTAAGGACCCGTTCGAACAGTTGCCGACGGGGGTGCTGGCACTTCGCGTCGAGAGCATGCAAGAGGTCATGCTTGGGAAGGAAGGCGAGGAGGTGTATGGGATCGAGGCAACCTTCACGGTGGCTGAGCCGAAGGAGGCTGAGGGACTGGAGCACCGTGAGGGATTCTTCATCGGGATTCGGGAGAACGACAAGGCGGTGGTGGCTGGGCGAGCGACCCCGGACCCGAACTGTGAGAGCGACGCCACGTTTGCGGCCAGGGCAGGGCGGTTCAAGAAGCTCTGTGCGGCGGCGGGGGTGTCGATCGGGAACGGGGAAGAGGGCGTCGATCTCGATCAGGTCTTCGCCGTGTGCGTCGGGAAGGTAGTGCTTGCCAAGGTGGAGCACAAGCCTTCCACGAACAATCCCGAGCTGATGAATGCCCGGGTGGCGAGGTGGATGGCTCCTGGGACGGCTGAGGTCGGCGTGACGAACGAGGCCCCGAAGTCGAATGGGGCAGCGGGTGCGCCGAAGGCTGGGCCGAGCCCGATGTCGAGACCGACACCTCCGACGATGGGGGCTCCGAGGGCCGCGACCCCACCCACGCGGGTTGCGCCTAGGCTGGGGCGGTAGAAGTCATCGTGCTGCGATGGGGGCTGGCTTCGGCTGGCCCCCGAAGGGGGGAGGGGGTATGACACGAGAGAATGGGAAAGGCACCTCCGCGCCGTGGGAAGTTCGATGTGAGCAGGTAAGGAAGATTCTCCTCAAGATTGAGGCGGAGCTGGAGTTGATCCCGAGATCCGAGTCGAGGAAACTCATTCGGCTGTGGGTGGCTGGTGCTCAGGAGGCGCTGAAATGAGCGGCCACGTCCAGGGGAAAGGTCCATTTGACGCCCGGCTCGTCGTGGTAGCTGAGGCTCCCGGCAAGTGGGAGGAGCAGTATGGGGAGCCCCTCGTCGGCCCCAGCGGGAAGATTTGGGAGAGCTGGCTCCGTGCTGTGGGGCTCGATCGACGAGACATCCGCATCGAAAATGTTTGCGAGTTCCGCCCGCCGGGAAATGACGCCTCGGCCTGGGATCGCGGGACGTGGGAAGAATGGATGGAGGATCTACATGTACGCATGGCTCGGCTCGAAGATCCGTGGCTGGTGGTCCCGATGGGGAACTACGCGCTCTACGCCCTCACTGGCAAGGGGAAGGTCCCCTGGCACAGTCGCGATGGACGAGCAGTCCGTCCAGGTATACTTTCCTGGCGTGGCTCCATTTTGTCGTATCGAGACCGACGAGGTCGTGAGGTTAAATGCCTGCCGACTCCTCATCCGGCGAGTACATTTCGTCAGCCTGAATTAGAGGGGATTTGTCGGAGGGATTGGGAGCGGATTGCGGAGGAGGTGAGGTTTCGGGAGCTGTACTTGCCTAGGCGAACCCATGTCATCTCACCGACGGTCGAGGAGGTGGAGAAGTTCGTGGGGGAGGTTCAGGGACTTCCAGAGGGTTCGGTGGTTGCGGTGGATATTGAGAACCCCCCAGTGAAGAAGGGTGGGCCATGGCCGATCGTGTGTGTGGGGTTCAGTTATCATCCTGAGTTCTCGCTCACCATTCCGACGACGAGGGCCTATTGGAAGGATGACGATTTGCTCAAGCGGGCCTGGGAGGCGATCCGTATACTCTGCGAGGGGCCTACTGAGAAGGCGGCGCATAACTGGTTCCACGAAGCCTACTGGCTATGGGAAGATCAGCAGATCGAACTGAAGCATGCCTACTGGGATACGATGTACATGTCCCATGCGCTGGACCCAAGCGGACCACATGGGCTTGATGACTGTGCCTCGCTCCATACTCGGCAACCGTACTGGAAGTCAATGGCGAGGGATAAGACCGGGAAGGGATTGTTCACGTCCGACACGGCGACATTTCATACGTACAATGGAATCGACGTGTGTGTGGGGCGGGAGTTGCAGGCATCCTACTACCAGGCTCTCCTCGATCAGGAACGCGAGACGAACGAGGGGCCAGTGAATGGGCTCGATTTTTACCTCACACACTATTGGGACAATTTCGATCCCCTCATGCGAATCATGCGGCATGGGGTGAGGGTCAATGAGCAGGTGCGAGGGGAGCAGTACACGAAACTGCGTGCGCGGGTGGAGGGGATTCGAGGGGAGTTGAAAGCGCTCGTCGGGCATGATCTCTATGCGAAGAAATCCATCTCGACGGCCAAGCTCAAGAAGTGGTTCTATGAGGATCTGAAGCTGCCCGAGCAGGTTCGCAAGCGGAAGCCAGGGGTGAAGACGGTCACGGTGGACGAGGTCGCAGTCCGGACACTGATGCTGAAGCACCCCGAGATCCTCAAGGCCCCCGGGGAGTTGATCCTCGAACATCGACGTGTGGATACCCTCTCAAAATTCTACCAGCCCTCCAGGGTCGATGGGGATGGGCGATTCAGGAGTAGTTATGGACTCAACACCGAAGCGGGTCGTCTCCAATCTAAAGCGTCTCCGAACGGAACTGGATCGAATGCCCAAAATGTGGACCGAGATGCAAGAGATATGTTTCTCGCTGATGAGGGACGAATCGGTGTCGAGGTGGATCTCAGCCAAGCAGAGGCAAGAATTGTTTACTTACTTATCTACCACCTCACGAGAAATGAGAAGTACTTACGCTCTGCTCGACTCCGCCCTGACGAATTCGATCAGCACACAGAGAATGCCGCGCTTATCTTCGGGAAGCCCCAAGAGGAGATCACAAAGGCGGAGCGGTACTTAGGGAAGAAAACCGTCCACGGCGCGCAGCGGGACTTGCATGGGAAGAAGTTCAGTGAGGAGTTGCTGAAGGATGGATACGTGCGAACGGAACAGGAGTGTCAGAAGATGATCGATACGTACCATCGCCGAGTGCCGGAGTTGTCGGGGGCCTACTTCCCCTGGATTCGTCGGCAGATCAACGATTATCGGATGCTGGAGAATTCTTGGGGGCATCGGCTGTACTTCACGTATGATCGGTTGAATGATGACACGTATCGGAGGGGGTATAGCTACCATCCGCAGTCGGAGGTGGGTATCCTCATGAACCAGCGAGGGCTCATCCCGATGTCGAGGCACCTCGCGCATGGAAACTTAGGGTTACTCAATGTTCACTGTCATGACTCGCTGTTTATGTCGCTGGAGCCAGAGGTGGCATTTGAGGCGACGTTGTTCCTTGTGAACTCATTGGAGGCCCCTCGGCGGTACTGTGGCGTCGATTTCTCGATGCCCTGTGAGGTGAAGATGGGGCTGTCGTGGAAGGCGAGTGTGGAATGGAAGCGCATGCCGGACAGGAAGACGTTCGAGTCTGCCATGAGGGAGGTACTCAGTGCCCGATGAACAACCTCGCGACCTGTTGGATCTCTATCTGTATCATATTGGCACCTCTGAAGTCCCGACGCAGTTTCATTTCTGGGCCTGCCTCTCCATGATCTCGGCATGTGTGGGGGATCGGGTATGGGTGCAGACGAATGCGGTGAATCGAGTCTACCCAAACCTGTACGTGTTCCTGATCGGCCCGTCGGGGAGTGGTAAGGAGAAGGCGATCTCAACCGCTCATAAGCTCGTTGTGGAGGCGCTCGGGGCGGTGAAGGCGCACTATGTCGCGAATCGCCGAGATGAGTCGATGGTGGACAAGCTGCTCAGTTGCTACTCCGGCATGAGTACGAAGCAGAATATTCTGGAGTACCTCGTGCTCGGGGCAAAGATGGACAAGGTGACGCGAGTAAGGAAATCGACTCGATCCAAGTTCTACTTTGTCACGGAGGAGCTGGCGAATAGTCTCAATACTCCCGCCCTCGCACATGAGCTGGTGAAGCTGATGACCGCCCTTTTCGTACCGTCCCCTGCCCCCATGATGGAGGGGACACGAGTGAACGGATTCGTGGAGCTGTCGAATATCTGCCCGAATTGGCTAGCTGGGACGACGGATGAATGGCTACTCGAATGCATCCCCAAGACGTCGATCGAGGGAGGGTTCTTTGCGAGGGTCTGTTCGGTTCGAGGCAGGCGAAACTACCGCCAGCGGTGTCCGCAGATCATCTACCCAGACGACTATGATGAGGTGCGGGAGGAGATCCGGCGTCGGGTGGAGAGTCTCCTCTGGCTGGAGGGGGGGTATACGCTCTCCGATGAGGCGCGGAGGTATCACGACGAGTGGTACATGGGCCGACCTGAGCCCCAGGAAAGTGTCATGGAGCCCGCATTCAATAGAGCCGATGAGATGGTCTACAAGCTCTCGCTGCTCCTCGCGATTGCCAGTTGGCAAGGGACATTTGATTCGGAGGGGAATGTGTTCGGGCATGAGCCGTTGATCGAGCTGAACCATCTCCAAGAGGCAATCCACATTTGGGACAATCTCGCGGCTGAGATGCCGGGGACGATCAGGATGGCAAACGCCTCCACGCAGTCGAAGGATGTCGATCGGCTTGCAGAGGTCATTAGCCACTATAAGCAGATCATGCGGTCTGACCTGATGCGGATCGTCTCAAGCCGTGGGCTGAATGCCGAGCGGCTCGACAAGGCGCTCACAACGCTGATTGAGGGAGAGGAGATCAAGGCTCATACTGAGCAGCTCCCTGGTGCGACGAAGCCGAGGCGATGGTATGAGTGGGTCGGGGAAGAGGAGGAGTAGGGGGATGGACTTTATTTTGGGGATGATCATGGGTGTGCTGATTTGTCTCCTGATCTCGGAGGTGGTGTGATGGAGTGGATTGTTGATGTCGTCGTCGCCCTACTCGGCGCGTGGGGCTGTGCCAGGGCGAGATTCTGATTGAAGTGTCGGCTCAGTCCCTCGTGCAAACTGGCCGAACGTGGCGAGTTTCTTAGGAAGGTCTGGCTCGATCGCGAGGGACTCTTCGAGGGAGGGTTTCGCGGCGAGGGCTGAGGCTTGCCTGAGCATGGAGGAGAGGAAGGCGGGGGGTTTGCCGGTCCTCTGCATCTGAAAGACACCCTCCTTCATCGCCTTGAGCCAACGGGGGTTGCCGAGGATTTCCCCGAGGAGTTTGGGGCCGAGGAGGATGGTGGCGGCTCCGCCTCCGGCAGATCCGGCTGCCTTTTCGAAGTCTCCGGTGAGGGCATAGCCAGCCCCACCAGCAACACCCGCAGCGGCTCCAGCCGAGAGAAGCTGAATCGCGACGGAGCCTTGACCCTTGGGTCGAGTCCCCGCATGCTCCATCACCTTCGCGAAATCGACCATTTCCTTTGCGGAATTCTTGCCTAGCATCTCATCAAGCAGTGTCGTGCCGTACTTGTCCAATTCCCCCACGAGTTTTCTTGGGGAGAAGGTTTGGTTGACTTCGTCGAATGCGCGACGGCCCAGTGAGCTGACGAGCAGGGGGCGCATTTCGAGGTTCCAGCGGGGGCCATAGGCGGCCTTGATCGATCTGATGAGGTTGAGGTGCTCGGACTCTGAGGCGATGTTGTTGGGCATGAGGAGGCGAGCGAGGGAGCCGGGCTTTTTCTCAATCGTGTCGAGCGTCTTTTTCACAAATTCGTTGCGGTACTTTTCGGTCGCGGCGGCGTAGAACTTCTGGGCGCGTTCGTAGTCTCTGACGAGCGTGGTGTCGCTGGAGAGGGTCTGCTGGCGTTTGAGCGCTTCCATGACCTTGTCGTCGATCTGTTTGGACATGCGTTCAGCGGCCCCGATGAGGACCTGGCCTTCGGGGGAGCCTCCCAGTGAAGGTCGCTTGGCGATGTTGTTCAGCTCGGTCTTGAGGTGGATGGCTTGATCGAGTGTGAGCCTCGGCATCGCGAACCCGACTTGGGCACCCTTGGGGGTTTGGAGGAGGCTGATGACCTTGTCGATGGCCTGGACACCGGCTGGGTCCGGCATGCTGTCGCGGATCTTCGTGAGATTGTTCACCACGAGATTCCCGAGGGCGCTGTTTGGGTCCCGAAGCTGTTTGAACATGGGGGTGAGTTCGACTTGGCCCCCTGGGGCTCGCTTTCGGATGTCATCGAACATCACCTTTGCGGGGCGCATCATGTAATCCATCACGCGACCGTCGATGACGCCCCGGAAAGTCGCCTCCGCGTCCTTGGGGGCAAGCTTCTCCATCTGGGCCACGAACTGATCGAAGGCGGATTGGATCGCCACTTCGTTCGTCTGGTAGGTCTTTTTGAGGGGGCCGCCGAACCAAGCGTTATAGCTGAGGTTCTCGAACAGTTTGAGCATGCGGTGGGATTCCTCACTGCCCGGCTCAATCATCTGCCCGGCGGTAAGGGTGGAGCCCCCCTTCTGGGCCGCTTTTTCGGTCATCTGGACGACGGAGCCATGCTGGGGGAGGATGTACTGGCCCATCTTTCCGGCCACCCAACCCACACCTTTCTCGATGACCTTTTTCCCACCGAGGCCAGTGATAATCTGCCCGGCTGCGGGGAGGGCCATCTCGGCGGACCCCTGGATGAGCCCAGTCTTGGCGGCCTCGGTGAGATTCTGGGCGATGCGATCGAGGCTCACTGGGACATCGTTTGCGAGGTCTTGGAAGGACTGCCCGAGGAAGTGGCCCCCGGTGGCCCCGATTGCAGCTCCCACACCGGCTCCAGCCTGACTCCCGGCGACGGTGCCGATAGGTCCACCGGCGGGGGTACCGAGGACTGCCCCAGCGATGCGCCCGGGCTGAGCCCCAGCAAGCCCCCCGACGAAGGCAAGCTTCTCAGGGAGATCAGCGAAGGCTTTCGTCGGCTGTGCTGCCCCCCCAAGGTCCACCGTTTCGTCAGGAATGCCCCCAGAAAGGAGATCGTCGAGCGTGCTGAGTTCTGGGTCAGCCATCAGGGCTTCTCCTTCCCTTGGGCTTCCTGTTGCGCCTGGCGGGCCTTCTGGATCTTTCGATAGCCGAACGAGGAGAAGTCAGACTTGGGGTAGTTCTTTTCGAGGAAGCCGAGGTCTCGCTCCAGCTCCGTCCCGGCTGCGGAGATGAGGGTCTGGACCTTTTGCAGGGCCGTGCGGAGGTTTTCCTTGGGGTCCGGCATGAACGTCAGCAAGTCACTCCGTTCGTTGAGTGAGGTTGCGGTGCCTGCGAATGTCTTTTTCTCGACATTGAAGATCTTGCCGAGGAGGGCGATGTACTTGGCGACGTCGGCGGGCACGGCCCCAAACTGCTTCTGGAAGGCCTGCTTGGTCGCGAAATAGAAGGCGGGCTGGTCCCCGTACTTGTCGAGGAGAGACTGGCCGTCCTTTCCCTTCGTCGTGGCATGCTTCAAGATCGAGAGGCCGGTGACGTAGAGGTCATCGACGGGTTGGATCTTCTCAACGGCTCCTGTGGGGGCTTTGGAGAATTGGTGCTCGATCTCCTTGTGCTGCGTTTCAACCTTCCCCTTCTGGGTGAGGGCGCGAGATTCCTGCCCGGCCTGGATCTCGGCGGGGGACTTGACGGGGGCCTTCGGTGGAGTCGCCACACCCGGCTGAAGACGTTGGGCGGTTTCCTCGACGGCCTGAATGTCCTGAGCCGTGCCGAGGGCCTTCTCTTGGAACTGTCGCTGGAACGCCTGCTGCGTGATCGCATCCTGGGCTCGCCCGCCTGCGTCGGGGTCGAAGGGGCTAATCCCGAGGGCCTGGATCATTTCGGCCTGAGCAGGGCTGAACCCGAAAGCTTGGGGCTGTCCCATGACCGCGTCGTGCCACTCGCGGGGGACTTCGCCATCGACGGCGTAGGCCCCGAGTTGCATGGCCAGAGCGGCGTATTGGGCTTGGGTGCGACCAGGAAAGGCTTGCTGGAGCTGGGGCATGATGCGCTGCGTGAGTGTCTCGGCCGCGACGTGCTTGGCCCTGATGGAGTCCTCCGGGCGAAGGTGTGGAGTCTGGTCAATCGCGCGGGAGAGGAACCCAGGGGGAATCGCCCCTCTCATGGCAGTCGGCGTCTTCGCCTCGCCCGCCGTCGCCAAAACTTTCGGGAGTGCTTCACTTGCCTGAGCCACAGCTTTCGTATAGGCGGATGCAGCAAGATCACCCTCCTTGGGTTGAATGACACTCTGCCAGCGTTGGGGGAGGTGGCCGGTTTGGTCGTAGGCAGCTTGGGTGGCGGCGACGAAGGCGGAACCGGCGTCCATGCGGCTGCGAAGGTCGTCCTCGATCTGCTTACGGACTGTCTCGAAGCGGAGATCCTCGTATTGTTCGAGGGCCTGGCGGTCCGGTTCGAGTGGGGGCTCGCCAGTCATTCGGCGTCGGGCGTTCTCGGCGTCCAGGGCGGCGTTGATTTTGTATACCGGCATGTTCTGGGCGCGAGCTTGGGAGATGAGGTCGGCGGTGATCTCCTTCCCTCCGAGGGGGCCGGTGGGGGTCAAGGTGACGCTAGCCCCTGACTCGGAGAGGCTTATGGAGGGTTTCATCCCGGCCCTGGGGCGGGGGATCGTGAGGTCCTGCGGCTGAGGGGTAGGGGTCACAGCCGAAGTCGTCTGTGGGGCCACGGAGGGCTGCGCGGGGGGCATTTGGGGGGTGGTTTGTGAGAGGGGGGTCGTTGGCTGTTCCGCCCCACCAAACCTCGCTCGCTGGCTCTCTAGCTCCCCCATCATCATCGACTGCTCGTGCATCAGGGGGTCGATAGGGGAGCCTTCAGGGGGAGCCCCGATAGGAGTCTGGAAGTTCTCCACCTCGACATCGCGGTAGCCTTCCCGAAGCTCTGTGATCCGGTCGTCGATCCCGTGCATGCGGCGGTACATGGCGGCGGTGTCGATTGGTACGGTGGGAGGCCCCTCGCTTGGTGTCGCAGGTGAGGGCATCGCCATCGTGGATGTCGTGGGTGAGGGAGCGACCCCTGGTGCGCCTCCAGGCATTGCCCCCTGCGACTGGAGATAGCCCCTGATAAGATTCTTCCACTCCTGCTGCTCGGCCCATCGTTGGGTAGACTGACCCACCATCGGGGCGACGAGGTTGGGGTCCATCCCGCGCTTCACCGCACTTTGCCCCAGCATCATCGCGGAGTCGGGGTCGAGGTCGCCCTTGAACAGCTCCGTGAAATACTTCTGGTTCTCCATCTGGATCGCCTGGTTCTGCTTGTCCTGGCGCATCTTGAACTCAGCCTGTTCGGCCTTTCGTTCGTCGTAGCCTTGTTTGGCCGAGGCACCAGCAAGCCCAAGCATGGCGAGGATGGCGGGAAGCATTAGTAGAGATTTCCCTGGTTGCGGTAGTGGATCGTGCCGTCGCTTCGGTAGAGGTTATCTCCGTTCACATAGCCGATTTGACCATCGTAGAACTGGACGTGGTTCCCGTACTGGTAGCCGGAGATGTGGCCGTAGATGTGGGGGCCGGATTGGTATGAGAAGTCGTCTCGATTGTGAGTAGCACTTCCAGCCCCAGCGCATCCGGTAAGGGAAAGCATAAGGATTGAGATAAGGTATTTCACTATCAGCCTCCTGTCTGCCCCGCTGTAGCTCCTCCACCAGCTTTCGCGGCACCCATTGCGAGCTTCATAAAGTCTCCAAGGAGGCTGGCATAGGCTTGATTCTGGCTCGACATCACCGGGGCTTGTGCCCCTGCGGCCCCCACCGCCGCGTTCGCTCCCATCTGCATTTGACCCATGGGGTTCCCGCCGAACTGCTGGATGAACCACTGGGCCATCTGTGGGCCGATCTGGCCGATGGCATTTTCGCTCTCCATGCGCTGCTGGGCGAGGATATTCTCACCGAAGGGGGTACCCAGAAGTCGCCGCCCCTGCAAACCCATCGTCGTCGCTCGCATCGCCTTCCCGCTGGAGAGCCGCATGTTGTCCATCATACGGGTGATCATCGGCATCTGAGCTTGAATACCCCCAGTGCGAAGGGCTTCCGTGAGCTGTTGATTGATCTCCCGCTGGGCAGGCATGCCCATCTGGACGAACTGGTCGGCCATTCCAGCCGCCTGCCCAGCAAATGGGTTCGTTTCCTTGGCGGGTCGAATGCCAAAGATGGACCCAAAGAGGTCTCCTGCGCCTTTGGTCAGCTTATCGAAGAGTCCCATGGTGTGCTCCTTGACCCCCTATTGTAAGCCCCTCTAGCCCCATTGTCACCCTCTTCCCGCGCTTGGTTGGCTTCCGGGGATGTAGACATCCGCCTCGATACCAAATAGTTCGACGGTCGCGTTGGCGGTCCCCTGGAGTCTCACGGAGAAGACTCGGCACGTGCGCCCGATGTTGAATTCAACCATCTGGCGAATCGGGGTGGAAAAGACAAATGCCTGAGAGACAGTCCCATCCATCAGGCAGATCGCGGTGACTTGGATATCGGAAGTGTCAATGTCAAGGTAGATGCGCTGAAGTGTGGCATGCTGGGAGATGTCCTGAAGATTCCCGCCAAGTTCCCAGTCGATCGGGATGCCTGCCCCCGTATCCGTTGTGAGGCCCTGTAGCTCTAGGCTCTGCGCGTCCCCATTGAAGCTCGCATAGAGGTTGTCGTTCGGGTTCGACATGGTGATCGCGGAGCATCCCACCCCTAGCTCTCGCCACGTCTGGGCCATGGTGTGATAGGCCAGCGTGCGCGAGGTGTTCGCCAGGAAAATCTCGTCTCGGCCATAGGCGATGGAGGTGGGGGAGAAGGTAAGGTCTAGTTCTGTTGTAGGGGAGAGCCTCGTGAGACCCTCAAACTGATCCCATCCAATCGGGATCGTACGTTGCCCATCGAAGATGCGAAGTGTGCGGTCCGTGGCGTAGTAGACAATCCCCGATGGCGTGACGGCAATGACCCAACTATTCCCCGGAACGATCCCCTGCGTGGCACTGATCTTGGTTGCGACGAACGGCTCAGTTGTTCCATCGATTCGGTAGATGCCATCTCCCCCAAATGCCCAGTTACGTTCGTTCCACTCAACCCCCGCAATGATGCCGGAGCCGGGAGAGCCTGTCCGCATGAACCCCTGCACACTCTCAGGCCGTCCGGGGGGGCTATAGTAGATCCTCTCCTGAGACCCCGAGCTGGAGCCATCCTGGCACCAGAACATGCGTTGGAGGGAGGGACTCCACCAGGGGAAGTTATAGCTAGAGTCCGGCTTAACATTATCAAAGAACAGGAGGTCCGTGTTCAGGTTCGCATCGACCGTGTTGTCGTTGTATGTCGTCGTGGAGTTATCGCTGATTGTCGTGAGGAGGAAAAAGAGCGATCCTCCTGCCGAGGTACGATAGATATGTCGGCGATCCACCTGTGCGTCGGTGGACACCGGGATGCTCGTCAACTGTACTTGCCGACTGGCCCCGATCGTGACAGAGGCCGCACTGGAGGGATTGCTCTCTGACCCGGTCAAGGAACTCCCGAAGGTGACGCGATATTGGTACGTCCCCGCCGCCATTGCTCCTGCACCGTTGTCGGCTGCGGTGGGAGCTGTACTAGGGGCCGCGATACCCCATTCATGGACAGTCGTGGGGGTGCCGGTACGAAACTTCCCCTTGACTCCACTGGAAGAGATGAAGACCCAGTCTGTGCCACCATTCTCGACAGGGGCCACAATCGTGATGGGGCGATCTCCAGTCAGACTCGATGTCACGATCGAACTGCCATAGTACATCGTCGTCGAGGTGGAGATGATTGGAAACCCCGTTCCATCGACCCCGATCTGGATGGCATTGACGGGGTTGGGGATGCTTGCGCTCGCATTCGCCCGCTGGCTGCCATTACGCGACCTTAGCGACGGCTGGCGAACGGAGTGCATCCCTACTGAACGACGCACGAACCCCTGCATCGTCTGCTCTTTCCCGCCGAGGACCCAGAGGCCCTTGCTGAAGTCGTGCCAGGAGATTCTCATTGATGCGCCTTCATGGTATGAATTCTCACACAGGGACCAACCGAGACAACATATTCGGTCATGACGTATCGACGGATCTCCTCGCAGATCTCCTTCGTATCGTAGGGGCCGAGCATCACGGATTGATCCGTGCTCGCCACGACGGCAATGAAGTACCACACAGCGACAGCAATCATGGTCCCACCGCCAGGGGTACCCAGCGTTGAGACTTACCATCATAGATCAATGCCAGTTGCGACCCGGCAGTGATCGTCAGGGTTGTGCCGGTGCGAAGCGAGATACGATTCTCCTCCTCAATGCCAGTGAATTCATGCCTGAGCGTAATGGTCTGTGCGCCGTTGTTGCGGATCGTCGCGACTCGACCATCGAATCCGCCAGCGAACCCCCCGAGGGTGAGGGCGGTCACGCTGGAGAGGAGGAAGAGACTTCCTGCCCCGAGTGTATGGACTCCCTTGAATCCTGCCGCATCGGGAGTAATCACTTGCGCCGTCTCGCCCTCCCCCACAAGAGGAGTCGTCAGACTTTGGAGGATCTCATTCAGCGTCGTAATGAGTTCGTTCATCTCCTCGACCGAGATCGTCTCGCTTCCCCCGCGCCTGATCTGTGGGATGGAGGCGACCTTCTTCACAGTTGCACCATGGAAAGGAGGAGCGTAGACATCTGCTCGCACATCTGGGCCATTGTATCGTCTCGGTGATTGCTCTCGCGGGAGAATTCTCGGGAAAGGATCTCATAGGCCAGCGGTAGCTCAAGCCACTGTGGGACAGCGACCTGGAGCTGAGTATGGAAGAGGGTCAAGGTGCCGGGATAGTCCGGCACTGGATAGAGTCGGTAGGTCCTCGTTCCCTCACCCTCCGTCACATACCCTACCGGCTCCCCTCGCCTGTCTCGCCATTGAGGATCGAAGGATTCAAGGGATCGAAGCGAGATCGGGTCCAATTGACGATCCTCAAAGAACACCGCCACGATTTTCATGGCGAGTGTGGGAAGGGTCACACTCGTTTGGCCGGAGGAGATGGATTCTGTGCTGATCTCGATGAGCGCCGTCGTCCAGGCCAAGTCTCGCATGACCGCGTCGAAGAAGGTGTCGAATGTGTGGGAGTCGATCTCCCCGATCGAGAGGCTGGAGGCAAGGGAAAAGATACGAAGTTCACTGATCGAGAACGCATCAAGCTGGACAAATTCCCCCACGCCTACCGAGTCAGACACCACCAGCAGGACGAGGTGCATCCTCGGGGTGACTGACTCAGAGACGGTGACAGCATCAAAGACGCTGACATCAGGCATGGGGTTCTACCATTGATAGCCCTTCCCGTTGAAGGACTCGTTATTGTTAAAGTTACGTTGCTGCTGACTGTTCTGGTTCTGGGCACTGGCTCCAGCACCGGACTGGGTGTTGTTCGTCACGGTGTCGCCGCTTCCTTTCAGCCCTTGCCCGATCGCATACCCAGCATAGGCTCCCGCCGCGCTCGGGAGGGCATACTGTAAGGGTCCCGCAATATACCCCGGGGCCGAAGTATGGCGGTCATTCGGGGCCACAATGAATGAACAGTCAGTGTACCCATCCTCTGTCTTCGTCCGGCACCGCTCCATGAAATTCCGTTGCTGGGTTGCGGCGAATGGCGAGGGGTCTGTGATGGTCCGCATGACCACGTAGGACCCACTTCCGTCAGGATACCCAATCGCGCTGTTCGTCCCGCACCCAGCCAACAAGACTGCCACTCCTATCAAGATCCACACTCGCATCTCAACCCTCCTTTAATTTTGCCCCCAATGGTTCCGGCTGATCCTGCACCACATGCAGGCGCTCGGCGAGGAATTCGGGGCGGGCTTCCTCGATGAATCGATTGATGGCTTGCTGAGAGGCCGCAAAGTCCTTTTGCCGCAAGAGAATGATCCCTTCAGCCAGCCTCAACAGTGACTCATGGTACTCCTGGGGGATGAGGACCGTATCACCGTCGCTCCCATAGCCAACATACATGGGTACATACACAATGTCAAGCGTGATGGAGGAGGAGGATGTGGGGTAGATGAGGAGATAATCCTGCCCCAATTGTGTCCAGGCCTCGTGGCGTGGTCCGACTTTCCCCCACCACAGCCGGTCAAGGTGGGTGAACTGGGAGAAATCGGAGAGCTTCGTCAGATCGCGCCCCCCATCCCGCACGTGCATGACACGGAGGCCGAGGTTGTTGGTGGTGAGGCGATAGTGATTCTGGCCGGGGACTGTCGAGAGCGTGGTCGTGCCTAGCTCAGGCTTGAGCGCGAGGTACATCTGCCACTGGCAATTGAGGAACACCTCCCGAACAAGGGAGCGAGCGTGGAATTGGCCCTGTGCATCTCGCACCCGTTCGAGGAGGATGTCAACCAGATTGCCGATGGTTGCCACATTACTTGCCTTTCTTCTTTCCCTTCTTCATACCAGTCTTATACATCTCATCACCCCCTATCTGGGCCACATGGAGAGAACCTGATCTTGAGCCGTGCGGATGTCGGAATCACTCATCCCAATCCCAGGTACGCCGAGAATGAACGTGAGATCGTCGAATTGATTGTCGGACTGCATCAGTTCACGGATGTAGACTTCCCATTTCGTCTCCTGGGTCCGCATCTCGTTGCGCCAGAATGCGGCCTTTTCAATCTCACCCTTGTCAGCCGCCTGCGCCATCTTGTAGCGGTAGATATCGATGAGGACACCTTCCTTGAGCGCGTACTTCTGAAGCTGTGGCGGGAGGGCGTCTTGGGGCTGCATCTCCCCGACATTCGGCCACCAGATGTACTTGAGTGTGAGGGGGTCCTGTTGATAGGGGTACACCTCCACTCGACGAGTGCCGTCTGGGAGAGCGGGGGCCTCCGCCACGATGTCAGGACCACGGCCGACGGCCTGCCTGGAGGGGTAGGCTTTATCGAGTTCCTCTCGCTGCCTCAAGTCAAACGCGATTCGACGCTCGGCGTAGATGAACTGACGACCGATGAATGTGGCGAGGGGGTCGAGGGGAATCCATTGCTGGACGATCGTGTAGGAGGAGGCGGAGGCTGAAGACTCCGTGTAGGGGGAGGCGATCTTGAGGACTCCAGATGTTACATTGACGATTTCGTGCCAGACGACTTTCCCTCGAATGTGTCGCCCGATCATGTCTGATGTCCAGGCCGCTTGGGCTGTCGCATCACCAGTGATGAGGTCTGAGCCGAGGGTAAAGTTGGCGAGCCCAGCCGTCACTTGGCCAGGAACCCTCAGCTCACCGACTCGACGAAGGTGGCGGAGGCGGACTCGTGTGGCAAGTTGCTGGTAGCGGGAGACTACCCACTGTGAGGCAAGGAGATGCCCGGCGGAGCAATCACAGGCAGCAAGGGCATCGCGTGCGACATCTTCAACTCGATGTGGCATGGATGTCCTCAGAGACCGACAGGGCCAACGGTCCTAAGGGGGTTTCGAGGTCTGGAGGGATGATCGCAATGATGTCATCGTGCTGGAGGATCTTGAGGTCAAGGCCGTTGTAGGAGAGGTCGATCCCGGCATAGCGACCGACGACGACACGATCGCCAACCTTGACGAGCGGCATCCGCTGCGTGAAGTTCACCCACCAAGGCTCGTCACTGACTGCGTAGACCGTTCCCAAGCTGCAATTGTCCCTCGCGTTGTCAGGGATGATGATGGAGCCGATCTTTTCGTCGGGTGGGTCCAGCTTGATCGCGACCTTGCCTGGCATCATTTTCATGTCGTCTTGGTCCTTTTCGTGCGAGAGCGGGCGAAATCTCGAAGCTGGTCCTCACTCATACCAGTTTTCGTTCGCTTCCCCGCTCGCTTGCGGGCCAGCTCAGCACCCATGAAGCGTTGCTGCTTCTTTGAGGTTGAGGGCACTAGATCTCCTGAAAGAACATGATCCAATCGTAGGTTGCGGTCTGGGAGGCACCACGGAACCCGGTGATGAACTGCATCACATCAGCAGCGGCGTTGGGGAGATTCGCATCCCCCGCCGCAATCGTCTTGCTCACCAGTGCTGTCCCATTGTGATAGGGGATCACGTTCCCCAGCTTATCCACCACGAACCCGATGATCACATAGGTATCATCGACAAGGACGCTCGGGAGCATCAAGGTGCGCTCCGTCGAAGTCCCATCCTGGCGAGCATGGAAGTCGAGGTTCGTAGCCGCGTTGGCTTTCTCGAAGAAGATGCCGTCGGCGGGAAGGGTGTTCGTGACGGTCGGCTCGGTGTCGGGAGTCCCAAGCCCGAAGAAAAACTCCATCGACGTGATTGTGGAAAGCTTGCAGCGGGCGAAGCACCAAATTTGCTTGCCGACTTGGTAGACAAATCGAGCCCCAAGTGTGGCACTGCCATACTGAAGCGTCGGGTCACAGTTCGCGGTGGCGTCGGCAGTCAGGACGATCTCGCCGTGGCGAACATTGTTGATCACGACTGTCGCCGTGCCGGTTGCACCCGAGAGCGTCCAGCCGGAGGCAGAACCTTCAGCAGTGGGACCCTCCCAACCGAAAAACTGACTGAAGTATCCCACGACGCCAGCGGCCCCAGATGTACTCGGCTCGCCGGTCCTTGGATAGATCTGGTCAATCACATTGAGGGGCAGCCCATCATAAGGATGGACATGAACCCCTCCAACATCCTTCGTATGCGTATAGACCCACGGTGAACGAGATCCACTCATGTTCGGGCTCCTTTCCTCGTGGGCTAGCCAGTGCTGCCGTCGATCCCACGCCAGCTCCCGAAGGTGCTGACAGTGTGGCGCTGGTAGCAGGTAAACACGGCGTTCTTGGTCCAGGGATTGTCGAAGTTATCGAAGATTGGACGGTCACGCCAGCGGAAGTTGATGTCGTGCTCGCCCTTCTTCGCTTGAAGGTGCCAGTGGTTGGCATTCGTCTTGTAGTGTGAGACCATCCACCGGAGATCCTCCTGCACCAGTGCGTTGATTTCGTTGTCCGCGCTGTAGGGTCGTGAGGAGCTACCCAGGATCTCGCGGGCGATGAAGACGTTGGTGGCGCTGACGATCGCCATCGTGGGGCGGATCAGTTGAGGCAGCCCGCGCTCGTTGGTGAGGTTGTGGAATCGGATGAGGGAGTTTTGAATTCCCGTGACGCTGAATCCGATGTCGGTCGAGGGGCGATTCGCCTGGCTCGTGCCAGTCGCGAAGCTCACATGGGCAGTAGAGCAGAGCGACTCGCCCGCCGTGAACCCGACGAACGAGGTTGAGAAGGCGTTGTTGTGAGCATCCCAGCCTGCCACTTCCTCGCGGTTGCGGGAGCTGCGGGCCATCTCACGGACCATATCGGCCATCGTGCCGTACAGCTCGTCTCGCCACATTTCCCAGGTGATTTCGATGGCAAGACCGTAGGGGGTGGCGGTGTACGCCTTCGTCCCGCCGAGGATGGGCTGGTCGAGATTGAACTGGCTGCCCTCGGGTTTTTCCCCCATCGGGCCGAGACCGGACATTTGACGGTCGGTCTCTGGGTTCCAGTTCATATCCTCGACATTGACAACCTGTGTGTACTCGGTGGGGTATTCTTTCCCCGTTTCGAGATACACTTTGCGTAGGTCCGGTGCCAGAAGGGCACTGAACGCTTGGCGTGTCATAGACATGGGATGCCTCCTTCGTTGACTTCAGACCTACGTGTTGTAGACGGTCGTATCTTCCAAGAACACGAACAGGACTCGGGATCGGACGGTGGCGTTAGTGATGTCGGTGTTATTCTTCACGCCAACGATGCAGACACAGGTATTGGTCGTGTCGTTCTCGTCCACGTACCAGTTGTTGGACGAGTCCACCTGGAGGGCGTAGTCGGTGAACATGTTTGTGATGACGAGCGCGTGGTTCTCATTCGACTGGTCTTCCAGGGTTGCCTCGTAGACGAAGTCTGGAGTCGCTGGCCAGTAGAGGCATTCGGCTCCCTGCGTGCCGGTTGAGTTCCCCGCTGCGACTCCGACGATGTCGGCGACAGGGTCAGCCGAGGCTTCGACAAGGTATCCAGATGAGCGGATGAGGGGGGCTCCAACCGTGAAGTCCTGCGAGGAGCCTTCCTGGCCGCGCATGAGTCGATGTCCCATCCCCGAGTGCTGGCTGGGCCGGATTGAGATTGCGTTGGAGAGAAGTGTGCTGACAGCCATGATAGCCTCCTTTACAGTCCGTCAATCCTGCCGTCGCGGAGCGATTGGTCGAGTTTCTGGTTCGCTGCCATTGCGCCTCGGGCGCGGGATTCCATCGTCTTGAGGAGATTGGGGTCCATGTTGTCGGGTGTGTGGACGATGACGCCACGACCACGGTACTTTTCGCCGAGTTCTTGAAGGGTGCTGTGGGAGCTTCCCGACATGCGAGCGGCCCGCTCACGCTCCAAGCGGAGATGAGCATCGTAGAGAGGCTTCGGGATACGCATGAGGATGACATCACCAACTCGACGATTACCTGCGACATCCTTGACTTCGATCGCCTCAGGCATATCTCCGCACACGATCTCCCAGCCTTTCTCACGGAGCTTGTTCTTGACCATCAAGCCGCGAGCGTGGCTCGGGGAGTCGAAGTTGACCCAGCAGTATTCGTAGCCAGGCTGGCGATTGGTGACGGAGAGTTCGTCCATCTGGGAGACAAGTTCGGATTCGAGTGTGAGGGAATTAGGATCGATCGCTTCGACCCCCTCAACCTTCGCCCGCTTTTCACCTTCTTCGGCCAGGATATCCGCTCGACGCTTCAATTCCTCATCGCGCTGATGACCGGCGGGGGGGAGGCCGGGCTGGGTGGACTTCACGTCTGAGCCAGGGCGTCTGACGAATGGACGAGATTTGACTGCGTCACTCATGCTTTCACTCCTTCAGCTTTGCGGGCCTTGACAAGCTCCTCAACAGAGTTATAGCCCCAAGACTTGGCATATTGCTCGGGGGTGCGACCCATGCTTTCGAGGATCGTCAATTCTTCTTGGGAAAGGCCGTTGGCTGTCTGGGTGTCGTCCTTAATGACGGTCGTGCGGCTTGTCTGGCCGGTGCTTCCGCCGGTGTCTCGGTCGCGATCCCCTCGAACCGCTCCACGGCGAGCCTCTTCCTCGATCTCGTCCATGTGTTGGCCGACGATGAAGGAGTAGGCGGCGAAGTAGGCATTGGGGTTCTTGAGGTCATCGGGGTGAGCATTCGCCAACGCGGCCTCGATTTCCTTCTTGTACTTCTCATAGTGCTTCATGCGAGGGGTGCCATCGGCCTTGCGGGAACCCATTGCCATTTCACGGGCCATTGCGGCGAGGCTGCGAGTGTTGGAGTCCTGGGTTGCCTGGAGAGTCTGTTTCCACTTCTCCTCGCGGGAGCCGATGAGTCCGACGACCTTGGCGAGGCCAGCTTTCGTGTTACCCTGCTCAAATTCGGCAGCGATGTCTTCGAGGGAGGGTTCAGCGGGAGTCGTGTGCGGTGCGCCGACTTGGGTATTGCGGGCCGCTGCGAGGGCTTGAAGGGAGGCGTTGATTCCCTCGAAGGCTTGCTGCATGCCGGTTTGGAGAGCGGTAAATTCCTCGCGGCTCACCGGGGGAGGGGTGGTGGAGGTCGTCGATTCGGTTGTAGTGGTCTCTTCAGTTCCCTCTGGCATGGATCGCCTGCTCCTCTCGTTCTTCTGCGGTGGCGTCAAGGAGGAGGATTTGAAGTGCCTCGACGCGGCCTTTGATCTTCAACACCGTCTCGAAATCCTTCGCGTTCATGAAATTTGACTGAGCCTCGTGAATGCGTTGAGTGAGATACTCTTTGTAATCCTCATACCCAACTCGATGTTCCTTCAGCGCGTCAAGCCATATCATAGGGCATCACTCCTGCAATTGCAATATCTATGCCTGTCCAGGTTCGACATTGCCAGTGGGTTGCTGTGCGGGGTTGGCTCCCTCCATGAGCATGGGGAGGAATGTCATCATGGCTTGAGCCTGCTGTATCTGATCGGCCTGCTCCTGCGCCTGCTGAATCTCGGGGGCGATGTCCACGATGAAGGTCGCGGGGTCGCGGGTCTGGTCGAACGTGCGTAAGGTGCGATCGAGGAGTTCCCCGAGCGCCTGAGAGGATTTGAGAGCGACCGTGCGAACCTGTTCGGGGACTTGGGGATTGGAGATCATCGCCACGAGTTGGATCATCTTTTCGTAGTAGGGTTCGAGGAAGTTCGCGAGCATGATGGCGTTCTGGCGATCAGCATCTCGGTTGATGCTGGCGCTGGAGGCAGTGAGTTCCACGCTCACATGCTGGTCGAATTCGGGGTCCATGAGGAGTTCAATGACGAGACGGCCTTCCTCGGGGCCTAGGCGCTTGATGATGTGGTCCTCGATCTCAATGTCACCGTCCTTGAGCAGTTCGCTGTACCGCCATACTGCCTGACGCACCGCTGCACTCGTCGCCAGTCGCACGCCGTCGAACGCCGGGGTGAAGCGTTTGTTCATTTGCTGGATGAGGGAGAGGGCTGTGATGCCGGGAGTTCGGTTGCCGAATGTCTGGGACTGCGATGGCTGTGTCAGTTCGTTCGCGCCCACTCGACGCTGCGCGAGGGAGTCGATCATGGCTTGAGTCGCTGGGAGGGAGTTGTAGATGTCAGCCATCGCTTCAGGTTTGAGATCGTCTGGGTCCGCGAGGGGTACAATACGATTCGGCCAGAGTTTGAGGTTATCGGGAACCGTGCCGGTGCGGGCCTTCCAGATGCGAGCGTTGGCGAGGATAACATTGAGTAACTGCTGGTTGTGGAGGATCGTCTCCTCCTCCTGCAAGGTCTGCAACATCTCCATGATCCCGATGCCCCAGAAGAGATGTGGGCGAATCTGGTAGCACATCTTTTCAATGGGGCGCTTGTCGTAGGGGTTGTAGCGGACTTCGAGGAGGCTATTGCTGGTTCGGTCCCAGGTGATGAGGAGATCCTCGTCGAACCCATCATCGTCGATGTCATACGAGGCATATATATAGTGGATCTCGAAAATGTCCACTCGGCGAGTCGTCTCATCCTTCGTACGAGCGAGCGTTTCGCGACGATGGCGGACCCAGTCCTTGGAGGCAGTGGGGGTGCATTTTGAGATGTCCCACTTCCTATATTTTGCGCGCCCATTCAGCTCGGATTGCGTATGCCAGAAGCGTAGGCCGATCCAAGGAATCTTCTGCACATCGAGCATGACGCCGCCGGGGGTGATAACGTCTTCGACGGGGTGGGCCAGGACGACGGGGCGACGGGACTTGACCTTGAAGGAGTGCGCCTTCTGAACGTGCTCCTGGAATGGGATGTAGTACACTCCGGTCCCAAGTTGGCAGTCATCCATGATGGCCTGCTCGGCGGCGAGACGGAGGTCGAGTTCGTTCTGGGCCATGTAGTTGACCCAGGTCTGAAGGGCCTTCGCGTGGCGGATGAATTGGGGGCCGTTGACGGCGCGACAGGTGATGATCGGGCTGACAGTGTAAATCAGGTCGATGATCTGGGCGTAGATCGAGTCGCAGGCGATTGCGCCGAGCGGAACTTCGACGTTGGGGGCGTTCTCGATCGGGGTGTTGACGACAGCCTTCTTGGGGACTGCCTCATATTGGCGGAGAAGGTCCTGCCACAGGCGCTCCTGAGCAGACTTGGCCGCGTAGGCATCCTCGACTTCTTGCTGGACCCACTGCCCGCACTTGCCGAGCTGTTCAGCAGTGGGGTTAAGCACCTCACGCTGCGGATATTTCTCAAGGGTTCGCATGGGGGCCGGGGATCTCCTGCTTGTCCGTCGCCGTAGCAACCACGACGCGGGGCTTGTCATATCCTAGTGCGCCGATGAGGACGGGGACGAGGCCCGCGACAATAGGCCCAAGTGAGAGCGCGTCGAGATTGCAGCCGACTTCTTGGAGCTTCATGGTGAGATACTCATAGACCGCTGCCCCGGTACCCACACCGATGAGTGTCTGCTTCTTGTTCGTCCATGCCCGATCCACGAAACCTTCGACGGCTTTCGTCACGAGAGGCATCAATGCAGTCATCCAGAGTGGCATGATATCCTCCTATCGGCGAGTCAGAAGTTGATCAACCTTGTTTTCGAGGCGCTCAAGACGGCGAGTCAGTTCAGCCTGGACTTGCCAGTAGCCACGTGTCTCCTGCTCGATTTTCTGCTCGGCGACTGAGACGCGCTCGCGGATGGAGCTGACCTCGAAGGCCGATGTCGTTCGGTCCCCAAAGTAAAAGACAATCCCCACGACGATCCAGCTTGCGACAGTACAAATCTGGAAGAATCGATCGAAGTTCATTCATACCCTCACCCAATCATTGTGACGCATCATGTAGGCCAATTCCTGTGCCCGGGAACCGACCTGTTTGGACCATTGGCTGTTCAGCATCTCGACAGCGGCTTGCTCACAAGCCCCACCGCTGAGGGCATGGAGCATTTTCTCGAACTTGAGGAAGCGGGGGAGGCCCAAGTTGAAAAGCATAGAGAGGATGACATATTTACGGATTTGGGTGAGGCCTGAGAACCATGGAAACGTCGCGGCTTCACGCTCACACCGTTCGATGTCGCTGGCGAGGAGCACGAGCGCCTCAACCTTGGAGATCCCGACATCCGTGAGGTTGCGACCGATTCCGATAGTAAGCTTGCCTACGATATCGCGGTATGGCTTGAGGCGCATGCCTTCATGACGGATGAGGAGATCACGGAGGAGATTATCCACGTCGCCTCCGAAATGGGCCCCAGCTTCCCGGCTCAGGGGTTCCACAGTGGGAGTGGACACTGTGGCGGGAGAGGGAGAGGCGGGTTGCTGGGGTGTTCATGTTCCAGCCCCGATGCCGCGAATGTTGGCAGTTGCACCGGAGAGGTTGTTGATGGTGTTTTGCACGAAGCCGTTGCCGAGATCGCCGTTGAGGATGATGAGGAGGCCCCCGGCGCTGACGGTGGGGCAACCAAATCCTTGTGACGGGAGACCACCGTTCAAGGCTACGGTGATAGTGCGGTCAGTTGTGAGGACGAGTGACTGAACACTGTCGAGAAAGTTGAGAGGGATAATCGTCCCTTCGCCAGTCGAACCGTGGGCAGGAATCTCAACCGCGAATGATTGTAGTTCGTCCGCTGTCACTCGGCGGCTCAAGGGAAACCCGGCAACCGACATCCCGTCGATCTTCACTTGTACGGTGACTTCGAGTGTCGGCACGGTCCCTCCTCCACTTGCAAAATCTATGCCACTCATCTTCTGACATAGCTTCGATCTTGTCAAGCACGGAGGCGAGAATAGGCCAGCCGAGAGGGATGGAGCTATTTTGGTCCACGTGGTTTACCTTTCGGTCGATGACGGACGGGGACGTAGAGGGGGTAGCGTTGTCCGTCATTGGTGATGTGGAAGCAGAAAAAGCCGGTGTCGCAGAGGAAAGGGTAGCGTTCTTTCGCGAGGGATTTCCAGCCGGACTTTTCGAGGTATTTGCCGGTGATGACGCGGTTGCACCAGGCCAGGTCCTCAGTGCCACTGAAGCCGTGGGGGGCTCCGGTCTCGGGGTCGAAGAAGATTCCGGCGGGGTTGTCGAAGACGCGCTTGATCGTACCGATGCCTTTGACTTCGTACTCAGGGGCATCGTCCCACATCACTTTCATGATGCTGCGGTGGATCAAGGTGCAGCCCATCGGGATTCCGTCCACCATCACATGATCCCCGAGCTTCCAGCCGGTGAAGTGACCGTTACCACGACCACGATAGATGAGGGGCTCGGGTGGGTCGCACTTCGCGAAGTAGAGCCCGCACATGACGGGGTATTTCTTGCCGTACTGACGAATCAGCTCCCCGATCTTGACGAAGCCGGTGGGAGGGAGGATCACGTCATGGTCGAGGAAGAAAAGCCACTCGAAGCCTTCCTTGATGAAGCGGTCCACGACGATGTTACGCGCTTCGGGGACCGCATAGCCAAGGGGGCTATCGGATGGCATCGTGGGTGTGCAATCGCTGTGACCCCAATTGCAGGGGATGATCTGATTCCATCGCGACATCGCCCATTCGCTACGGAGGGTGCCCGTCATGGGGATGCCGATGAGGAGCTTCTTCGGGGCGAGGGCTCGTACATCGGGATTCATGAGCAGGCGCATGTAGGGATGGTTAAATTCGCTTGTGAGTGATGCATTCTCCCGCTTACTTTTTCTCATTGCGCTTCTCCATGCGGATTTCGATGTTGCCTGAGTGGTGGATCGCCACGTCCACGATCTTCCACGGCTTGGGCTGATAGATTTGGTAGAGGGGCTTGTCGGGGTCGAAGTACTGTGGGGTCGCTTCGTTCCAGGGTTTGATGTGCGTCGGGTCCTGCCAGTGGCCGAACGAGCCTGGGTAAGGCATGGCGAGGAGGAGTTGACCTTTTGGCTTCATCACTCTCCACATTTCGTTCATCAGATCGACATGGAGCTTGGGGTTGAGGTGCTCCATAACATGGGAGAGGATGATGCGATCGAAAAGGGAGTCGGGGAAGGGCCAGGGCAGGACTTCGATATCGTGTACCACATCGACGCCGTCGAGTTTGCGACGGTCCATGCCAACGGCTCCGGGGGTTTTCCCTGAGCCGCAGCCTGCGTCGAGCCAAAGCTGGCCGTACTTGTTCTTCCAATGACGATGGGGGGCATGAGGCCCCCCACGATGGGATCGAGATGCGGTCATGTGTCCACTCCTTCTGAGGTGAGGCGATAATCAGTATATAAACCTAGCTATAGCGAATTTCGTAGGTCGCGTTGAGATCCTGGTTCGTGTTCCACTGACTGGTGCTGTACGTATTTCCCGCCATCATCGTGCCAGCAGAGGTTGTGTTGTTGATGATCCCGATGTTCTGCAACGTCACAGCGGCGGTGATGTGCGAACTGGACGAGGCAAAGGTAGCCGTGAAGCGAGCCGTCTTGGAACCGACGTTGGAGAAGGTGACAGTCGTACGGGTGTAGGTGGCGGTGTTCAGCTCACCGTTCAGGGTGTTGTGCGTGGCATTTGGGGCTGTGCCGGTGCCAAGCATCATGCGGGAGATCTGCTTAGAATTGGCACCTTGGCCGAGGAGATCAACGAGGTAGTGAGAGAAGCCGAGGTCCGTAACTTGGTTCTCTCGCCATCCTGAATCACCGACCACCTCGCCGTCCTTGACAATGTTCAACCTGAAAAACCCTCGCGGGCGGATGATGCTATGAGCCTTCTTTGATCGAGCCATGACTAATCCTCCTTCGGGGGTTGGATACAGAGTTGAGCAGTGTCGCTGACGGAGAGAGCCTCGCCGGGATGGGTGGACGTGGAATAGGTCACTTCCCGAATAACCGCACCGAATGTGGCGTGGAATTCCTTCGCCTGATCGAGTGAGGAGAAACAGAAGTGCTCCTCCTTGCCACCCTCATAGACGACGGTGAAGCCGGGGAGGCCATTGATGACTCGGACATGCAAGTTTCGGGCCATGCGATCCATGCGCCTACGTTATCACAGTGATTCCTGAAATTCCAGCGATCTGTGTGACGCGGCCTGTGCCATCTCCAGTGCCGGTGCCAATTGCGACGAATCGCCCCTCGTGGCCTTCCCCCATGAAGATTTGATCGAAGACCGAGAATTGGGCCGGGTTGAGCATGAGACTCACAAGCTCTGTGATGGCGAGGGTGTCGAATGGGCTGATCTGGTTCGTGGGGAAGATGATGGTGACAGCTTCCTCGACCGTGATGGCGTCGGCTCCAGAAACTCCTGAGACGATCTCGATGCTATGTGACTCAGCCACCGTCACAGCGTCGAAGGACGAGAGGAGTTCAGGGCGCTTGAGCGTGATGGACTCGCTGAGAGTGACGGCCTCGAAGACGGAGATAGTCAAGGTAGGGGCCGTGGCGAGGAGGAGGGAGACCGATTCGGTGATCGTCAGGGTGTCGATTCCCACGGAACCATTATTCGCGATGAAGACCTGCCAGAATTCGGCGACGGATCTAAGATCAGACGCACTCGGTTTGGGTGCGACATTCACCGTGACTGCCTCGGCGACACTGACCGATTCAATCTTGGTGAGGGAGCCCTGAAGGATACTCACCTGGTACCAGTTCCCGACTGGACCACGGACGAGCTTGGAGACTTCCGTGCCAAAGCCGGATTCGTTGTTACTCGTGTCATAGGCCGTGACGTTGAAGAAGTACGTGACACCCTTCGTCAGGTTGTAGATTGTGTGGCTTGGGGTTGCAGGGGTTGCCGTGAGTCCCACATCGATGACCGTGGTGTAGACCCCTGAGCTGGTGCCGTAGTAGACCTTGTAGCCTGCGAGATCCGGTTCGGTGTTGGCGGTCCAGGAGACTTGTGCCGCTCCGACATTGACGCCAACTGAGTCAGAGACACTAATGACGCGGGGGGCGATGCTACTCAAGAAAACGGCATCAGCCACCCCGACAGCGTCGAAGACCGTGATACGACGGAGACTCAAGTCGATTGTTGCAAACTCCGTCACGGTCACGAGGTCGAATCGACTGATACCGAGCGTTCGACCCGCTGAGACGAATTCGGTAAGCGTCACCGCATCAGAGGCCGAGACGAGGAGGCGCTGGATAGATTCGACGACGATGACATCAGGGACGACGATGCTGTCAGAGACGGAGACCGTGATTACAGCAGGAGGGGCTGAGACCGGATTGACTGGCACCGCCGCAATCGCCCATGCGGCAGAGTTTGTCGTGGACCAGGACATGGTGACGGAGGAGGCTCCAGGCTCGCTGCTGGCTCCGTGGATACTGAACCCCTCAACAGTCCCCGCATTGTATTGTGTCGTTTGATCGGCCCCCACACTAAGCGAATCGCCATCATGGACGCGGGAGAGGATATCGAGGACGAGACCATCGGTCTGAGAGGTGACGGTGATTGTGGGAGTGGTGTCGCTCCCTGTCGCTCCGTCGGCGGACCCAACTGGGGTGCCGGAGTCAACATCTTGCAGAGTCGTCGCAACTGCCACTCCGTCGAAGATGACAGCTCCGAATGAAACCTGAACCGTGAAGGTGCCGGAAGGAGGGTTGAGCAGGTAGTACGACTCGACGGTAGTGAAGAATCCACCGCCCGCAGCAACCTGACGGAAGCTGTTTGGGACGAAGGTGAGGTTGACACCATTGTATGTGATGCCGGAGACCGTCGTGGTGTCGAGATCCGCAAAGTACCCAACACGGACGACAAGGAGCCGATCTGACCCGCTGGAGGTGTGTGAGAATGAGGGGATACCTCCACCTGAGTAGGTCTGGGTCGTCGTATTCGCAATCGTAACAGCCATCTAGATGACCGTGATCCCTGTTGGGGGATTTGGGGGAGTGGTGTCGGGTCCGCTGCCTGGAATGCTGATGTATGTATGGTCGTAGTAATGGATATCGGGATCGGGGAGGAAGATCCCATTGTCCCAAATGGAGGTCATCCCAATCGCGGAGAACCCACCTGACGGGAAATGGACATTCGATTTGTTGAAGAGGAGGACGTTATTTCGCCAACCTTTGATGACGCCAGTTGGGTTCGGTTGACCGGCTCCAACCTTGAAATAAAGCTCGACACGATGCCACTCTCCGGGGACGACACTGAACGTGCCGAGGTTCGGAAAGAAGTTGTAGTTTCCTCCACCGGGGCAGTCGCCGAATCCGCTGTTGAGCTGGCAATTGTTGATGCTGGCATTGAAGCCGAGTGCGAGGAGGGCTTGGTAGGGGCCGTTCGGGGTTGTTTGGGTCCCTAAGCCATTTTCAAATTCCATGTAGATTTGCCCATCTGATGCAGGGACGACGTGCAGGAACTTATTCACGCTTCCGTTGTCCCAACCCCAGAATGGGCTATTTGGCTTCCACCACATGCCGAGGAAAAACTCTTGCACGTTTGGGCTAAATGTGAAGTAGATATTCGCTCCGCCTGTGGAACCTGACTCTCGCTTCGAGCGGAGGACATTCGTGGGGGACAGTGGGGCCGTGGCATCGGTGACAATCGCACGGTCTCCAGGGGAATCCACCCATCCACCCCCAGACAACGCGTTCCACGGCCAATTCGTGACGGAGATGAACCCCGATGGCTCGTTGGGGAATTCGGTGCTCATGCTCTGGGGTAGACTTGCTTCGTCACTTTGAAGGTCCGTTCGGCACCCTCAGCACTGCCGGAGACGAGACGGAACTGGCGGAAGCCGATGTCGGTGATGGTGATGGACTTGCCTGCGGGGATTGTGATGTCGGCCCCACCGGATTGCTTCGTGTGCCAAGTGACGCTCGCAGCGGTGCCACCTTCGGAGACCGCACGTTCTTTGGCGACTTGGAGGGTGATGGTGCCAGTGAGGGCGGAGGGGGCATAGAAGGTGAGAGCCTCGGCGTCCTCAGCTCCACTGATCGCGTTGGAATTTGTCTGTCCGCTGGCGATGACGAGATTCGGTAAGTCTGCAACAAAGCCACCCATGGGAGCCTCCTATTCGATCAGGGTCAGCGCCGGGAGGCGTCCGACCGAGGTAAGTGCGCCGATGTCGTCGTGAGCGATGATTTCCAGGGTGCCCCCTGCAATTTCGATGCCAGCGAAGTCCTCCACCAGTATAGTGTCCTCGACGGGATTGTTCAATGGGAACATCAGATTGAGGAATTCGGTGATCGTGATTGTGTCGTTCGCTGAGATGGGGAGGAGGGATTCGGAGATCGCGACGGAGGAAGATTCCCCTATCGCCACGTCGCTTGATGCGGAGGCGAAGAGGTAGACGGGGAAGACAAGGGTGATGGCCTCCGTGATCGTGAGGGAGTCCGAGACAGAGATCTCCAGACGGAACCTGACGTCAATATGCTCATCGAGGAAGACCTGATTCTCCAAGAAGATGAAGGAGAGGAGGTGCGTGGCGGTGGCGTCAGTGACCGTGACAATCTCTTCAGCCTGGATGACGAGCCCGATGAAGGTAGCCTCGGCAATGGTGATGGTGTCGAACACTGAAGGAACTAGGAAGGGGAGGAATGTTGTGCTCGATTCCTCGACGGCGATGGTGTCGAAGGGGGCAGGCTGGACGAGGAGGTTGAGCGTCTGTGCTTCGGTAACCGAAATATCGTCGCTGAGTTGAGGCTGGAGGAGTACGTGGACGCCAGCCGCTTCCTGGGTCGTGATGGTGTCACCCTGCTGAGGGAAGACGAGCAGGTTGAGGATCTGGTCCTCGGTGACGGTGAGGGTGTCGGCGACTTCTGGATTGAGGGAGGTGAGGAGGACGGTGGAAGATTCCTCGACGGTGGCCGTGTCCTCAGCTTGTGGCTCGATGAGAAAGTTGACTGCTGAAAACTCAGTGACCGCTGGAGCATCGAAGACCTGTGGCTGGAGGAGGATGTGGACACGCTGACTCTCCTCAATCGTCACTGTATCGAAGACACTGACGCTGATGGGGGAGACAGTAGAGGCGATCTCGACCGTGATGCTCTCCTGTACCGTGACGGTATCCCCAACTTGAGGCTGCAAGAGGATATGCGCCCGGTGGTCCTCGGTGATGGAGATCGTTGTCTCCTCGATACTAGGTGCCAAGGTCTGGAGGATCAGTTTCGAGTCGAATTCGATCCAGGGTGCATTGTCGCCTGTTGCCGTTTCATCCTCGGTACGATCGCTGCCGGTGTCGCCGAGGCGGAAAGTGGCGGTGCGGTTGGTCGTGGCTCCGTTGTGGGAGCGGATGCCGATTTCGATGACGAGATAGTCGCCAGCCTGCGCAGTTTGGCTCGTCAGAACGACGTTCGTCCAGGCGACGGGGAACATGCGAGACGCGGCGGTGGCGGAGGGGAATTCACTCGTCAGGGCGGAGGTGTCGAAGTCGAGCAGTGTGCCTCGAACAGTGGTGCCGTCGTCGTCCATGATCTTGATGACGAGCTGGGCACGGAAGTCAGCGGCTCCGTTGGATTCGAGCGTGCGGATGATGCCGCGTACAGTGCCGGAGATGGTCTGGGCGGCGAGCGGGCCATAGGCGTACTGGCGAGCGAGCACGTCATAGGGATTCGTGCTGACGTTCTCCGAGCACGTCTTGTTCGCCATCGCGGTGCTGGTTTTCTCGTGGTAGGACCGAATGCGATCGGCTCCACTCGTTTTCTCCCAGCCTGCTGCGAATGAGAAGTTGATGGGGGAGGCTCCGCTGGCGGGGAGATAGAGCCTCGTCGTGAGGATGTCGGCGGCGGACCAATCGTCGATCTCCGCGTTGTTGACATCATCCTCAGCATAGATGTGAAAGCCAGGTTGGCCGGAGGAGTACGTCGCGTCTACACGAGTGGCGAGGATCGTGCCGTTCTGCTTGGCGATGAGAAGGGTGCCCACCATGTCGAGGCGGAGGACATCATTCACCGCGAAGGTGCCAAATGCGGCCCCGAGGGTCGTGCCTGCGAGGGTGCCGGTGTCATCGACACGCCGGATGTTGAAGGTGGTATCGAGATAGGCGGGTCGGAGGAAGTACTGATCCGCGTCGGTCGTCGAGGCAATGCGGACAGCGGGGCCAGCATAGTCGTTGGTGTCCGTACGAGTTGTGACGGTGCATTGGGCATACTGGGCCGCTGTGAAGGAGGGTGAGACTCGACGCGCCGTGCCCTCGGTAGCAACGGTCGAAAGACGCGCTCGATTGGTGACGACTTGGACGTTGTCGGAGGCTCCTGGGCCGGGGGTCCAATTGCCCCCGTCGCTGATCGGGTTCTCATCGGCGCGGTTAAAATTGTCGGATGAGGATGCCATCAGCGTGTGACTCCCTTGAGCCACATGAGTTCCTTGAGGATGTCCTGCATGCGGGCGGAGGAGTTGATTCTCTGGACTGTGAGCCCGTCGTTGAGGAGTTGGGTGCGGAGAGTGGGACTGAGTACAGGAGCCGCTGCCAGCCACGCATCCCGTTCTGCCTCAGAGTCAAACTTGGGGCTGACTGGAACACTACCGCGAGCAGACTCGACTTGTGTCAGCATGTCGGAGGGCGCATGGAGCCACCAATACTCCGAGTAGCCCATCTGAATCGCTCGGATACCGGATTTGAGGTTCTCGACAAGATGGTCGGAGAAGGCCCAACGGAAGCTATCTCGTGGAGTGCCGGTGCCGATCTGGGCGCAGCGGTATAGCCCGATTGGCATCACAGCACCATGATGCCGGTTGGCGGGCTTGGGGGCGTGATATCGGGTGCAGGGCCGAGAGCCTCCTGAATATTACTGAATGCCGCGAGTTCGTCAGGGGTGAACTGGTCAAACATGGTGAAGACGGACATATCGAATGAGGCACCGGAATGGAAGATGTATCCTGCGCAGCCTCCATCACGAGATCCGACGACAGCCTGAACCAGTTCGGCAGCCGAAGGGTCGCCATCTTCTGTGCTACCGACGCGGCCCTCTTCGCTGAAGTAGAGCGGCTTGTTGTATCCGATGCTGTCGAGGTAGGCGCGGATCGCTGTGGCGCGGGATTGGCACTTGGACGGCCATTGACGGTCTCGGCAGTTGTGGGGGGCACCGAAGCTGGCCCCTGTCGCCACGTAGGCATCAATCGCGGGTGTGAGGAGATTCTCAGTATCGTACTCGATCCAGTAGCCGTCCGGGACTTGACCACGAAGGCCACCACCACCCGATGCGCCGATGATGCCGGTGGAGTAGGCTGCGAAGGCCGCGTTGAGGAGGGGCTGGAGTTCGGTTGTGACGTTGTTGAATGCCGTACCGTAGGTGTACTCATTTGCCACATCGAACATGACGTTGGTGTGGGTCTTGAAGGCATTCGTGGCGTTGGTGACGGCGTTGGCACGAGCCGTCGCCGTGGTCAGCCAGCTTGCGGAGTTGGGGATGCCATCCGCAACGAGGATGATGATCTCCACCGCCGCGTTGTTCGTGTTGCAGGCATTGATGAAGTTGTGGACGATGTTCGTTTCGGTCGTCTTGATTGATCCGTTGGAGTTGAAGATCGACTGGGCTCCGCTTGGGCCATCGGGGGCGAACTGCTTGTCGAGGATGATGCGGAAGACGTTCGCGCCGTAGCTCACCGCAGTGGTGATGTCGCTCAGGTGCCAGTCAAGAACGTCGAAATAGGTGGGACCCCAGAGAAATGTCGGTATCCCATTTCGGAGGAAGTGAGTTCCGCCAGTACCCAGTGTGCCAAAGGCCATGAGGCATTAGAGAGACCGATGGCCCCCCGGAGGGTCGAGGGGCCAGCAGGGGTGGTTATTTACCGAGGCCCCGAGCCTTGCCATTGATCCCGCCGCCGCTCGTGGCGTTGCCGGAGGCTCGACCCACGGCTGGGCCAGTCTTCTTGTCCCACGGCGAACCGGACATGCCGGGGCGGTTGGAATTGTCCTCGCGGGACTTCGCACGATCGAGACCTTCTTTGTCGGGAGCAGCCATGGGGACCTCCTATGGGCAGTGAAGCAAGATGTGTGCCTAGGATAGCACTTACTTCCCAGTGCGGTCAAACTCTTGCATGCGGGCCGCGATGAGGTGGGGGGCGACGCCTTGATCCCTGAGGTGGGCCGCGATGGCCTCGCGCTCTGAGCGGTTGGCGGCGGGGGGAGATTTGGGGGGCACAAGCGCCACGGCGGATGCGAGCGCATCGACGAGGTCCATGAGGGCCAGCATGGGGAAGGAGACGATTTCGCGATGGAGGTCGAGCTGGGTTTCGTGGAGGAAGAGACGGCCATAGCCGACGACAGGGTTGAGCGTCGTGCGGATGCGAAACTCCTTTTGGATGTTGGTGGGCTGGGGGACGGGGACGAGCGGGAGACTGACCTTTCGGCGGGAGGCTTCAAGCTGGAGCATTTCGGCGTAGAGTTCCTGCATCGCGTTCGCTTCGCAGCCGAAGACTTTGGGGTGCCATTTCTCGTTGAGTTTGAACACTTCCTCCATCGTGGTGATGGCAGAGGCCTTGCGTGCCCAGGTGTCGAGGACGAGGATGCGGCGGAGGGGATCGGCCCCGATGATGACGATGGCGGAGCGGGCGCGGACCTTCTTGACGTCTTGGGCCTTCTTGCGGCCGGCGGGGTCGAGGAAGGCGTAGATGTCAAGGTCGGAGAGTTTGAGGGTGGTGGGCATGATCTATCTAATTCCACACATGATGAACCCATACTTCCCCACCAGTCGTCGGGTCCTCATAAGATAATTCAGGTTCGCAGGGACATACGGGAGAGAGGCAGTGGTATTCCTCTTGACAAACTGGGTACACATGGATGCGTGGGCAATCATCATTTGAGACAACTTCACCGTATCTCATCAGCGGACCCGGAGATGCATGGAGAGCCGCTCCTCAGCCAACTGCATCGCGTAGACTTCTGGGGTCATCGGCACGCCACGGAGGCCGTCGGGGGCTGGGGTGTCGGGGACTTGATCGCGGGTGCGGAGGGCAAGGTCGCGGTCGTCCTCCTCGATTACCAGCACGTCGCCCTGGACCGTATAGTACCGCAGCTCCTCCTCAGGGAAGTCGGTGAGTTCGGGGTCCCCGGCATTGTTCATGTACCAGAGATAGAACATGTTCTTGTGCGCCTTGCGGAGTTCGGCCACGTGGGCGAGCGTGATGTGCTCGGGCCAGATCGGGACACCATCCTCGACGATCGAGCGTGTGAGACATTCGACGGAGGGATCGCCGGTTGCGATTTGGTCGTAGATGTCACCCACGGCCCAGCGCGTGCCGATGATGTACTCCAGGCCACGATCCTCGTTCGGGGCGAGCAGAGCGCGGGAGGCGATATGCCATTCGTAGGCGGATTGCATGACGGTGGGGGAGTTCGCGGCCTCGATCGAGATTAGGTCATCCTTGATGAGCACATTCGGGTGCGCGCCGGTGATGGCTCCCCCCACGCCAATCACACGGATGCTGGGGTCCGCGTAGTCATTGCGGCGAGGGATGAGCATCTCGACTTCGTTCCATTTCTTGCTTTCTTTGCGGGGGTTGTCCCAGCAACGATGGGGCCAGAGGCCACGGAGGAGCTTGTTCGACTCGAATTGATTCTCGATCCAGCGGAGGTGGGCGGACATGAGGTTCTGGGTTTCACCGGCCAGCAAGATCCTCATGTCGGAACCCAAAAGGCCTGGCCAATAGATGTTCTCGCCGTCCTCGGGGTCTGGCTGGATCAGCATGTGGACGGGCATGGCTTCGGAGACGATACTCGACTTGAGATGTCCTCGGGGCATCAGGCGTTGCTTGCGGTACGGGGGCGATTTCGTCAGCGAGGCACAGAACCAGGAGTGGAGAGTGGGGGAGAGGAGATCGCGCTTGAGGATGCCCTTGGTGAAGGCGTACAGATCCCGCTCACACTCGCGCTTGAATTCAAGGACCGCCGGACCCTCCATGTCCGCCCCGGCCTGACGCACGCGGCCTGTTTTGGTCTCGACGACGATCTCACTCGGGGCCAGGCTGGGTGATGGCGACGGTGTCGATGACTCCTCGATCGGTGGAAGCTCCCTCCTCCGTAGTGCCATGCTCCTCCTGTGCGCGGGCGGCGATTTGTTTGACCTCGGCGCGGACAGCCGTGATGCGGTCCATGTCGCGGCGCTCGATGATGATCTTTGTGACGTGGGTCTCATCGTGGGTTGTGCGTTTGGGGACCTGGACGCCCCAGAGTTCTCGGCAGGCTCCAAGGGACACTTTGAGATCCCCGTCTTGCTCGCGGAGGGCCTTGAGACGATTAAATGTATTCAGGGTGTCAGATTCGATATGTGAAAGTGTATCAGCCTGGGTCTCGGGGATCTCTGGCATGGCACGGTTGCGGAGGGAGAGGATGTAGTCCACGGTCTCGGGCATGGAGAGGACCTTGGAGACCACACGGACGGAGAGGGCGGTCTCCTTGGCGATTTCCTCGATGGGCAGACGCATGGCTGCCAGGGTCGCGATGCGCCGGTCGCGGGTGGAGAGGACGATGTCAGGCATTGGGGAGGCCCTCGTGGCGGGTGAGGTAGACGAGATCCCCCGTGGCGGGGTCAATCTGTGAATAGAGCGTGACACCCAGTGCGTCGAGGAAGTCTGTCTCCCTCACTCGAAGCTCTCCCCCGAGGGCGTGGGTGATGACCGAGAGGAGACGAAGATGCTCCTCCTGCATCGCTTCGAGCATGGATTGAAGCTTCCCAACCTGGGAGGCCATGGTTGTGTAGTCTTGGGAATTCTCGATCATTTCACTCCTCCAGGTTCCCTGAAATCCATCCGCACACGTACCTCACCACGAACATGCGCAGCATCAACATGATCCGGCGGTCTCCATTCAGGAAGTTTGTATGGACGAGGGAGATACCGTCTCATATACCATTTCAGAGCCTTTTCGACGATTAGGTGGTCCTTGTTAAATCTAAATCGCATTACTTCCGCCATCGAGATCTCTCCCTCCAGAGCAAGAGTGAATACACCGCCCAGTATGTCACGAGCCCCACGATCGAGGCAAGGTAGGCGGCGAGGTAGGGATTCATGATGTGCGGAGGCCGGTCCATGGAGTTGCCCCCAGACGAGATGGCACGTCAGTTGCATCCCCAGGGAATGTTTCTGTCCTCGCGCTGGCCTCTCTCACCGGCACATTCATCTCCCGATCCAGCATCATGACATAGAACGCGGCATAGTTGAGGAGGTCAATCGCATCCAATCGTGCGACCGTCAACATGCCCCTTCGTTCGGCACCCAAGATTCTCGCCACCCGTCGCTTCAATTCGAAGCTTACATCACGCGAACCATGTGGGAACCCAGCGTAGAAGGAGGTTTCCTCATTGCGGCCTTTCTCATCTCGGTCCTTGATGATCGCAATGGCCTCTCGCGTGACCTGTAAGTAGTCCTCCCATGGGAATCCCTTATCCATCGTACTCCTCCTTGTGTGGGTCGAATACCTTCGCCCCTTCCCACCTGAACCATTCTCTCGTCTCGTGGCGCTCCCAGCGATCGAGGAAATCGACGACGTGATGAAGGAGACCCCCAGGCCACGAGTAGTTCCGTGCATCGATCACACAGCCATGGAAGTGGATATTAACAGTTGGCCGATTCCACCATTTCAGGCGAGGAAAGAGGCTCCATTTGTCCGCGTCTTTTAGTTTATTGATATGCAACTCAAGCTCGATACGGTGTTCGCCCCTTTGTTCGTAGACAAGCTTATATCCAGGTTTGTAAGTGACTTCCCCCAGAACCCTCAACGCCTCCTCCATCGTCATCGTCCACCCCCATCCGTTGGCTTCCTCGTCACTGAAATGGCTGGACCATAGAAACAATCACTCACCACCGCCCTGGCCGTCTTCGTCGCCCAGAGGTGGGTGCGCTCACACTGGCTGTCGGTGCTGAATGGGCCGACGACGGTGAGCTGCCCACCAAGTACGGCAGCGAAGTACCACGCCACGACGATCTCGAAGGCTCCAGTCGGCATATGCACTTACCCCCTCCTCAATATTGCACCGAGAACTTGTACTTATAGAGCGATTGACTCGAAGTCTTCGCCTCACGCGCGTTTCTTCCCTTCGACCTGTTCCGCTGATACTTCTCCCCATCATACTGCCGATAGAACTTGATTTGGAGCTTGACGAACCCCAGCTCGGTGGGATGCAGCAATTTCTTGTGTGCGTAGCTCCGATGCTCACACTTATCATACCCCGTCACGAAGCATCCTGTCCGCACGAACACACGAGGCTTTTCGACGGTCTTCAGCTCACCCTTCTCTGGGATCGTGAGGGTAGGGATGTGCATGCCCCATTTGCGATGGGTGTGGCTGAAGAGGTAGACATCAAAGTCGAACCCCAGCGCCTTCATCTCGGCGGAGTTGACATCGCCCCCGACTCGCGTGTAGCCCCCGCTCCAATCTCCATGGTGGATGAGAACCCTCAATGTCCGCAGCACCTTAACCGATTGCTTGTATCGCATTTTCACGATGAGACGGAGGAGGCAGGGTTTGCCGCCATAGGGGACCTTCATCAGGTCGCAGAGGTACTGCGTGTCGGTCGTGCGGTTCTGGAACTCGTGGTAGTGGTTCCCCTCCCCCATGAGGAGCACCCGATCCTCGATCCGTTTGTAGAACTTCTTGTAAGATTGCCTGACTTGCTCCCTCACCATCGAATCCAGCTCCCGAAACGAGTCCTCATCCCCCGTGTAGCCCTGAATGTACTTCCTCGCGGTGGATCGCAGGAAGTTCTTGTAGTCTCCACACCCGATCGCGTAGGTGTTGGGTTGCATGATCTCGTCGAGGCATTGCTCGAAGAGGTCTTGTTTGAACCCAGGGTCGTCCTCATGCACACAGCCGAAGGGGATGATCGTGATAGGGTCGTTGACAGAATCAATCACAACCGTCTGCTCAAGGAGCTGCATGCCCAACCACCTTTCGTGACAGATTGACTATGGCCACCTGCGCTCGATGGCCCAGAACACGAACGCAGCGGCGATGAGGATGAGGGTGCTTTGGAGGAGGAAGTGCGTCACGGATTGCTCTCCCTCTCCTCATAGGCGATCGGAGCCGTCTCCGGCACCATCACCATCACCCCTCCCGGCACCAGGATACCTCGATCGACCTCGACATCGCCATACTCCCGCCGATACTCCACCAATTGGTCGATGATCTCGGAGACCTTCATGCTCTCTCCCTCCTCTGCCTCGTGAATTCCTGGCTCAGTTCGACGAAGTATTTGGGAGGGTTGCTGTAGGAGGTCCACAGCATCACCTCACCATTCACAGGCAGATCACCATGAGCCTCTCTCCACGCTCGACACGACGCGAGGACTTCCTGAAGGGGCGTCAGCGATTGGCTCCACACGTGGCCCTCGGTGAGGAGGACGTGGCTAGGTGTGGATTCCTCATGCCCCTTCCCCTCCAACATCGCCAGCCCGCACACGTCGAGATCACCGTAGAGGAGCAAGTAGTCATTCAACGTTTCGATGAGCGTCTCAAGTGTCATAGCCAACCTCCTCTCCCACGCCCCCACCCTACCACCTCCTCCCTCCCATGTCAACCATGAAAGACAAGCACGACAAGCTACACAAGTATGATCCCCAATTCAAAAATTTGATTGTCGCGTGGTGGAGAGGCTTCCGGCTACCTGCCAGTCGCTTAGGGGGGGCCTCCCCCTCTAGCAAGAAGCGTGCCAGGTCGTTGGATGGGGTGGCATGGAGCTTGCAGTAGCAAGGATCGTGCCGAGGCGTGGCATGATTCGTGCAGGGTGCAAGAGTCGGGCCTAGCAAGATCTGTGCCTGGATGTGGCACGAGACTTGCTAAGGCGAGGACTGGGCCAGAGTCGAGTTGGTAGACGGTCCACCACATTGCTACGTATTGTGGTGCGAGGTAGCACGGTACCATATGATGTGTGTATGGATTCGGCACCATACACCAAAAACATGATTTTGGTCATGATTTTACACGGATGTTACACAAACCCCTAGGGCACAACCTGGACGGGCCTGAACTCTAACCACGTGATATTCCTCAACATTCGCTCAACTTCCTCCCACTTCATCTCTCCCAACATGCCGAGAATGCTAGAACTTTCACAACTTGCCAAACTTGCCCTAGGCAGGTATCCAAATCCGTCCCGGGAGAGAAAATGCCAATAATAGTTAGGGTTACTATATATTTATTTATTCTCTCCTCTATCCTATTGATTTGTATGGGATTGTATCGATTCGGATACAGGCTCGCGGGCGAGTGTCCATTTTTGTACGGAGAGGGATTCTTGTACCTGCCTAGGCGAAGTTCAGGAAGTTGAGGAAGTTGTAGGGTTGTCAGGGGGTTAGAGGTTATGAAGCTGCACGAACATTGGATAACATATAATGGTGTTGAGGAGTTATGCTTTCGGGGTCTAGGGGTTTGGGTCTAGGGGAGAGGTATGAGATATGCATGCATGTAGGATCAGGGGACAAACTGTCCAGGGGTGAGACAAGTTGTCCAAGCATAAGTGCGCGAAATCATTGCAAACACGATTTTTGGGGTGGACAAAATGTCCCGCAGTGTGTGGCATGGTTCTTGTCGAGGTAGCAAAATCAATAGGTTAGGTGTGTGGTAGTGCTGGCACGGTGAGTGCAATAGGTAAGGGCATGAAGCGCAACGCGGTCAGAATTGCCACACATACAAAAACGCCACGCGATTCTGAGGCAGAAATGTAGTTAGGGTGCCATGTCCACTTTTGGACAGTACATGAATTCAATCACTTAGAAGCTCAATCTTTTGGCATGGATGGTGCTACTGTAATTGGCATGAACCGCAACCAACCGGGCGCAACCAAGGGAGGGGACCATGCACTATACAATCGGACAAGCAAAAGATGAATTACCAGATGTTCCAGTTTTAAAAGAAGGGAAGCGTGTAATAGGGAAAATTGTCAGTCGTATTCACCCATTCGCTACCGTAATTCTTCCCACAGGAGAACGCTACGAAGTCTCTTGGCACACAATTGTTAATGTGCTCAACACTGGTAGCTCAATTCGTTTATAGCCTCTCACCGCCCGAACGGAGGACCCATGAACGCGACGAAAAATAGAATAGCAATACAGGAGTACAAGCACAATGGGCAGTTTGTTGCCGGCACCAATACGGATGAGCACCTCTACGCCTTTGATCGTCAAGCCTTAGAGCAGGCTGTCCGCGCCGTCAACAGCTACGACGCCATGCTAGACGCGCTAGAGGCTGTAGCGGAGGAATGGGAGCGCTTAGAATGCCCCCTCGATCACCTTGGACCACAAGCTCCGGACTGGATACGGCGCGTTAAGACCGCTCTTGCCTTAGCGAATGGAAGCCGTGATTGACAAGGATTGAAACCGTGTTCACATAGATCAAATGTTCACGATTCGTGAACACTATAAGGGGCATCACGGGCGCAACGAAAGGGGGATAACATGCACAATTCAATTTACAAAAAGACCTATAGGGGTCGCGAGATCTACTGGCATCCGAGGTGGGGATATGGGGACGAAACACAGGCTTTTGCGCCGACTATAGCCGAATGCCAAGCAAGAATAGACCTATTGCTTGCCGAAGAGGAGCGAAACAAGCCAGACCACTTGAAACACTGGGATAGTCTCTCACCGGAAGAGCGGACCAAGTGGCGCAAGCTGTGTGTCGATACTGAGCTGTCGGCTTCTGAGTTGGCCTATACAAACAGGGCTTAGGGGCATAACGGGCGCAACCCAGGAGGAGACCATGAGCAAGGCAGAGCGATATTATCATGCGGGCTCATCATGTAGCAGCACGAGAAGCGAGGCGCATGGCCAAGGGTGGCGACGGAAAACCCGTCGTGGAATCGTGGAGCGCCGATCACGGCATGCGTCCAGGGAGTGGAGATGCTGTCGATAGCTGCGAGTATGTGACCTAGCCATCTCAACCTCCGAACGAAAGGACCGACCATGAACGCGACGCGGAAGAGAGACCGACTGAAAATGGATTTCATGAATTACGCTGAACTTCGCTAGTTTATGTGCCCAGGCTACGATGCGATGCGAGAGGCGCTAGTGATGATGGTGAGGGCATTCAATGTGCAAGAGATTGATCCTCTCGTTGCCTTTGCGACAATCGAGAAGGCCAAGGCCGCACTAGCCTTGGCTGAGGGAAAGGAGTCGCACACATGATACAAGACGTCACCGATCAAACGATCCTTGATTGTGGGCATGTCCCCTCGCCGCATTCCGAATGCACTACGGGATACGGAAGGGACCATGAAGGAAAGACTCTCTGTTACGCATGCTGCGCTCAGATGGACAGAGAGCAGATGATTCGAGACGGTAAGGCGTCTCTGTATTTGTCGAAACGGGACGATGGGACATGGGTTATAAACTGGCCTGGATCGTTGCTCTTTCCTGTGACGTACATGAAGGAATGGAGAGGATGGGGCTTTGGGGGCTGGTATCCGGTCCAACTGGCGTACTTCACTGGGCCTGATGGTAAGGAATGGTCTATCAAGGTGCAGGGGGACCAGCAATTAGGCCGTGCACGAAGGCTGAAGGGGTAATCAGGTGATACTTTGAGTACTAGTGAGGTGCACCATGGCTGGCTATCTGGTCGCGTGGTACTTGGTACTGCTGATTGAGGGGCGGGAGTATCCGATGCTGGTTGGGCCTTACGATGATGTGCAGGAATGCATGAATGTGGAAGAGGCGTACCAGTTGAGGGGGTATCAGACAGATGGGTGCACGTGGATGGGGGTCATTCCGGCGGGGGAGAGGGAGAGGGCACCGTATTGAGGGGAGAGAAAGGGGGATCTTGCTATGTGGTGGACCAGTAGTTCGGGAAAAATCGAACTGGATATCAAGCTGAGGGATGCACACGTCGGGTATCACCAGGGACAGTGCGACGGGGATATCGCGAGGCTGAGAACTCTCCCTTATATCAGGCGACAACTAGGCAAGCTTGATCCTACTATTGTGAGCGAGGAGTTACGAGAGCATGGCGCATGGGATGATGGAGAGCGGCAGAACCACAACGACAACCTCACTCGACTACTCTGGATAGCTTGTGGAGATATTGTTGAGTCTAATTAAGGGAAAGGGGAGGAGCGATGCTGCAAATTCATGAGACATATGTTGATGTGGGGAATGATGTAATTTTCGGGGAGAGTGGATGGTATGAGCCACACACAGATGCTAGGAGGAGATTGTTCCACTCACTTCAGGAAGAGTTTGGGCGTTGCATATCAAAGGTGTACAGGGATGAGCTACAGGTCAATGGGAGAATGGTCGCTGTGTCGATAGGGTGGGTGTTTCAGAAGAGGGATAAGTATACGGACACGAAAGAGGTTTACCTACGCGAAGTATGGGTAAGTGTGAGGGAGGAGCAACCATGACAAAGAAACATTTCATCGCACTGGCGGACATGATTCGAGGGACGAGGGTCTCGCATGGGTGGACAGAGAAACAGATATATGCGCTTGCCGAGTTTTGCGGCCAGGGGAACTCCAACTTCGACCGGCAGCGATGGCTTGACTACATTGCCGGCACGTGCGGGCCGAATGGGGGGAGGGCGAAGTAGGGCAATGTACTACATCAACTACGACACATGTCTCGATCCTCCCGAGGATGAATGGTGCGAGGATCACCAGTGCTGGAAGCCGTGCTTTGAGTGTCGGTATGAGCATGCGGAGCAACTGAATGAAGAGGAGCGGGAGCGTGGGGTTGTGGGGGACAATTGAGAGGAAGGGGGGCGCGGGATAAGGTGAGCGATCCAATAGTATTCAGAAAGACGAGGAGGATGGGGGTTATCCTCGCCTTCCTCCCACCTAGGGGATATGGGTACATGGGGAATACGACGTTATACGTCTACGAAAGGAGTAATAGATGGGGAATATGCCATTACAGCTTTTATAGGGACTGCTATCCCGCAAGTGAGGTGGAGTTTGCCTCATTGTATAGGGACATGGTGGAACATGGGGCAATACTAACTGTGCATGTGAAACTGTACCCAAGAAAGTAGAGGAGCGCTATGTACACCAAGGACATCGTTGAGCTTGCTGTATGGAGTATCGCGGCGGGGTGTTGCTATGTCGCTGTCATGTGGGCAGCGTTGGGTATGTAGGACTGCAAGTTCGCAAGAGAATAGCAAGGAGGAGGAAACGGATAATGAATGACATGATGGATCTCATCCAGGCTGAGCAGGGATTCTTCGACTACTTCAATCGGCGAGTGGATGAGGGAGCCGTGGGACCGTTGCGTGGGGGGGAGATTGCGCTGGTAAGGCTAGTATTTGGGTGGCTAAGGGGGGAGCAGCGCCGAGTCGGGGGAGATTTCCATGGGGATGGTTCGGGGGAGGGGATTGATATGAGGCTCATCAAGTGGTGAGGGGGCAGGGGGGTTGAGGAGGAAGGGGGAATGGACAATGAAAGTCGTGATTAACAGGTGCTATGGGGGATTTCAGCTATCGCCCCTTGCGGTCAAGCAAATCGCGGAGTGGCAGGGGAGGGAGGCATGGGGATGTTCAAATTGACGATCAGGACAGAGAATGAGGCGTTCGATGGCTTTCCGGGGGATGAGCTGGCGAGGATTCTACGAGACGTGGCGGAGAAGTTGCAGGATGGTAGGAATAGGGCCGTATGTGTCGATGTGAATGGGAACACAGTTGGGTCATGGGAGCTAACCAGTGAATAAGGAGGATGTCAATGTTGACGTGGAGCGAATTGTTAGGATGGGCATTTGTCTGGACCTGTGTGCTCGCGTTCGTCGTGCTTGCTATGGTTGCTTGACAAGGAGGATGGGGAGTGGTAGGGTGGTGATAATCAACTAACCGTATAGCCACGAAGGGAGACAGGAACATGCATGTCGAAACATTTGAGGTGCAAGAGGTTGCGACGTGTGAGGGGGAGGAGTTGGAGACTGTGCGGGAGA